TGTACACGTCTCACCAGATAGGTCCTCCACGCATTTTTTACCGGATATGACGTATCCATCGTCACACGAGACCAACACACATTTACCATCCTCGTCAATCTCATACTCACCTTTTTTATCTTTACCCTTACANTCATCACCTTCCTCTGGCCTGGTGATGAACCATCCGAGCCCTCCCATCAAGAGCATACAACAAAAACAACCCATCAACACGATGAGAATGATTACAGTTTCGTCCATATAGTATACTTAGAGATTTAAATTTTAATTATAGTACATGTCATCATTTGTAAAGTCGGCGAAAGTCATTCACGACATCGAGTCAGATCTCTCGTACGTTGAGATCGTGTATGATAAATACACCAAGGAACAGGGGTACACCACATTTACTGATTACATAAATACAGAACCCACTGCGAACTGGACTCGTATAGAATCCAAAAAACATTCACTCGTGTATGAAAAGTTTTTGGACACNATGGTGAGAAAGACATTTGAAGTTTGGCAGCGCATNGCGGAACTCACATTCGACACGATCATGCTTTACGAACAGCCGAACGATGTGATAATTCGTTTGGTTCACGCCATGAAAATTCTAGATTCATCTTTTCAACCCCCTAGGGTATCCATGACCACCGACTGGCAGATGGAAATCATGACCATATTATGTAAGACATGTATTCCACAAGCTATTCAATCATGTACCGAACCATCTAGGCTCGAGTACTTTTCAAAAGTATTAAAGTTAATAGAATTAGAACAATGATGATAGACCAATAAAACATTTTCACACGATTCTTATTATGTGCTCGTGGGATGCTCCTTTCGGAGCAGGTAAACCCTCTATCTATGTTGCGTCGAGGATGTACAACTTTATTCATGACCACTGGTTTATCTGTCATTTCCCTACATAGATGTGTATCGCAGTACACAGACTTCTTCAACACTGGTATATCAATCACATCCTTTATTTCTACAAAATCATCTGGACGATTCATTTGACGCACACCACCTGGAAGTGAAAAATCGTGTGTGACAAATGGGTTTACATCATTCATCGTATCTTCATCACTGAGCATATATTCACTCATATTTACTATTACTTTAGAATATATTTTTTACTCATCATTTTTACATTATGCTCCTCCCACATTTTATCTAGATCAACATTCAACATATGTGCTAATTGAAACAGATAACTGAACACATCCCCCATTTCCATCATGACATCCGTACCTCTATCCTTTTTCAGATTCGTCTTTTTAAAAGTTCGTTTATACTGCCTAATGGCGGATGCGAGTTCTCCGAATTCTTCCGTCAGTAGGAGCCATACGGTATCTATGGCAGCTCTATCCCATCCTTTAGATTTACAGACTTTTTCAGTTTCTTGTTTGTAGTAATTCAAAGTCATGACTTAGTACTCAAGAGAATTATATCTTTAATTAATACCAATCTTATCGTTGTAACCAATTTTTTTACCGACCGTACTCGTATTTATAGGTTTATCGAGGGGTGTTGAAATGGTATCGATATCCTTGGCATATGCGATGTATTGTGAAACTCCAGTTTGAATCTGGGATATAGCCGTAACGATGACTCGTGTGTTGAGTTCCTTTACCTGTTCGTTCACTCTTGTATAATGGTCACCGGAATTATTGATGAATACCATTCGCATGATTCCCTGTAAGTCGTCGATACTTTGATAATCGATGGCGATACCGGTCTTATTCTTGAACGCCTGGCGAATGCCACGCTGGAGAAGATGTTTATTAAAGTCTGAAAAAAAGAGGGTATTCAATGGCGTGTCACACTGTGTGAGTGTGTCAGACATTTAATATAGTCACCGAAAAAAATTGTGTGTACGTAGTAAATGTTAGACTTTGCTGAATTTAATAATAAGCCTACAATCATCGATGACATTCCATGCAAATCCCCAGCCTGTTTCGTGGGATCTTATCCACCCGTCTCTAAGCCTGGTGAAGAGGGGGCTTTCTTCGTTAACACCTATCTCCTTCAACCTACTAGGAAGTTCGAGGTATTTGGAACCGTACCCGTCAGGAGTAAAGATCTCACGCAGTAATGTAGTTAAAAATAAAAGAGTATATGTATGTATATGAGGGTCATTAAACGCTCAGGTCGTATTGAGGATATGAAATTCGATAATGTCACCAATAGGATCAAGAATTTGACACAAGGACTCTCTGATAATTGTGATTCTTCCAAGGTTGCTCAGCAGGTATTTTCATCTATGTATGATAACATCACCACACAAGAAATTGATACACTTTCAGCAGAGATTTGTGTAGGTATGATTACATCTGACCCTGATTATGAAATTTTAGCTACTCGAATCATCGCGAGTAACATTCAGAAGGTCTGTCCTAACAACGTTCATCTGGCGATGAAGAAACTCCAAAAGGCTGGTATCGTGACNGATGAGGTCGCCGAGGTGGCTCAGGCTGTCAAGGATCACATCAAACCCGACAGGGATTTTGATTTCGGGTATTTTGGTGTCAAGACGCTCGAGAAGAGTTATCTTCAGAAGGTGGATAATAAACTCATAGAGACTCCACAGTACATGTTTATGCGAGTCGCGATAGGTATTCATGGAAGGGATATTCCATCCGTCATAGAAACCTATGANAACATGTCNCAAGGATTATTCATTCATGCGACACCTACACTCTTCAANGCGGGTACCCCTAGACCACAAATGTCATCGTGTTTTCTCATTGCAAANAAGGCGGATAGTATAGACGGTATCTACGGTACTCTAACTGAATGTGCTCAAATTTCCAAATGGGCTGGAGGTATAGGCATGCATATCCACGATGTACGTGGTAACAAGTCAAAAATCAAAGGAACGAACGGTCAGTCCGACGGAATCATACCGATGCTCCGAGTATTTAACGCCACCGCTCGATATGTCAATCAGGCTGGTCGTCGTAAGGGGTCGATCGCGGTGTATCTGGAACCATGGCACACGGACATCATGGACTTTTTAGAACTTCGTCTCAACCAAGGTGACGAAGATGCCAGGTGTCGAGATCTCTTTTCCGCTCTATGGATTCCAGACTTATTCATGAAGCGTGTAGAAGCCAATGGTAATTGGTCTCTCTTTTGCCCCAATACAGCGAAAGGTCTCAGTGATGTCGTTGGTGATGAATTCGAGGCTCTCTACACCAAGTATGAAGAGGATGGGTTGGCTACGGTGACCCTCCCCGCAACGGATGTATGGAAGGCGATTCTAAAATCACAAACTGAAACTGGTACACCCTATATGCTTTACAAAGACGCGTGTAACAAAAAGAGTAATCAAAAAAATTTAGGTACCATCAAGAGTTCAAACTTGTGTACCGAGATTTTAGAGTACACCGACAAGGACGAGACATCTGTGTGTAATTTGGCATCCATAGCCCTTCCAAAGTATGTGGACGTGGAGACGAAAACTTTTGATCACGTGAAACTACATGAAGTGACCAAGGTGGTGACTAAAAATTTAAATCGAGTCATAGATCGTAATTTCTATCCAGTTGAGACTGCGAGGCGATCCAATACGAAACATCGACCGATTGGTTTGGGGGTACAGGGACTCGCGGATGTATTCATCATGTGTGGTCTTCCATTCGATTGTGAAGAATCGCGTCTCATGAATGCTCATATATTTGAAACCATCTACCACGCCGCATTGGAGGCGAGTGTGGAATTGGCAGAGACCCACGGACCTTACGAGAGCTTTCATGGGTCTCCGGCTTCTGAGGGTATTCTCCAACCCGACATGTGGGATGGGGAGACGAAATTCAGTGGAAGATACGATTGGGACGTCATGCGAGATCGTGTAAAGACGACCGGTCTGCGTAACAGTCTTCTCGTGGCACCCATGCCCACCGCATCGACTGCACAAATACTGGGTAATAACGAGTGCTTCGAACCCTACACGACCAACATCTACCTGAGGCGTACATTAGCTGGTGAGTTTGTGGTTGTGAATAAACACCTCGTGGATGATCTGAAACGCGTGGGTCTATGGTCCAAAGAGATGAAGGATCTCATGGTCAAGGCTGGTGGATCGATTCAGAACATCACGGACATTCCAGAAGACATCAAGAAAATTTACAAAACTGTATGGGAAATCAGTCAGAAATGTATCATAGACATGGCGGCTGACCGTGGTCGCTTCATAGACCAGTCACAGTCTATGAATCTCTTCATGGAGAGTCCCACCCTCTCGAAGTTGTCATCCATGCACATGTACGCGTGGAAGTCGGGTCTCAAGACTGGAATGTACTATCTTCGATCAAAGGCGAAGGCTAGACCCATTCAGTTTAGTTTGGAACCTGATTGTGTGGCTTGTTCCGCTTAAAGTTTTCGTTCATTTCATTGGTAGTAATAAATGGATAAGGCTATCGACAATATACAATTCAATGAATTTAATAATCGTAAAATCGTGATATCCACTAAACAAGGAACTTCCCTCCGTGTGCAATTTCCACGAATGTACATGCCTTTCGGTATTTCTGGGTTTACACCAGAGGTGGGTGATGTTAAGTACAACGTGGATTTTGCCATCAAAGGGTACGATGAGGATGGGAGCTACATGCACACATTTTACAATTCTGTGCGTCGATTAGAGGATATGGTGATTGATAATGTGGTTGAACAGAGTGAGGCCATCTTTGGTAAGTGTATGTCTAGGGATGAACTTGTACCGATGTTCAATTCAAATATAAAAGAAAGTCAAGGGAGGGAGCCAAAATTCAGGGTAAAGGTGGACGTCTCCATGGACGATCAGCTAAAGGCGAATGTTTTTGACGCGGATAAAAATCCTAAAACCGATGAAGTGTCAAATGGTCTCTATGCAAGAAATTCGGGGCATGCCATTGTAGAACTCAATAGTGTGTATTTCTTGAATAGGAGGTTCGGGTGTACGTGGAAGTTGAATCAGCTTGTGGTCTACGAGCCTCAGCATTTAAAAGGATTTCAATTTGTTATTTAATAATAAAATACTATATATAGCTTGAGCCTCCTCAAGAAGTTTACCTTGAATCCTGGTAAATTTCTTTGGATCTATGTTTTGATTTATTTTTGCTATNCTAACAGACTCTTTCCACGCAGCGAGTGTCATGTTTATTTTTACANCATATTTTATTTCGTCATCTCCTTGTACTTCTTAGTACGCTTCTTTGGGGACAGTTCAAATCCATCCGATTTCTTAGCCGCCTGGACAAAAACTTTAAAGTTGGGATTGGACTTGAGTGCCTTTTTGGAAGCCTTACTTCTCGCCTTGGAGACGATGTGACCATCCTTCATCATGAGATCNCTGTGGATGAGACCACCGGCAGTTTTGAGCGTTCCGGTCTTGTCGTGAAAAACTTCGGCACGACTGGGAGACATTATTCTTATATTAGGATTTGAAAATTTTTTTAATGTCCAATATGGAAATTTTATCAGTCGTGCGTTTTACTGGAATTTGTTTTTCAATCCTCTCGTCATTCAAAACTTTCGAGCATATGATGGATTTGTGTCCCTGAAGAGCCATCATCTCCTCCTCGACACTCACAAACTCCTCCGTCTCTTTATAATACAACTTTTTTACATNCACTGTTTGTGTCTGACCAGTGCGATGACTACGCCCGATGGCTTGTAATTCAGTTGCAGGGTTCCACGAGGGTGCGGTGATGTACACTCTCGTCGCCTCTTGAAGATTGAGACCTTGACCACCACACTTTATCTGAATAATGAATGTGGCACCACCTGATGTTGTCTTGAACTGTTTAATACGCTGTGCACGATCATCNTTGGAGACTGAACCGTCAATCCTAAATACTTTACCAGTGATATTTTTTTGTATGTAATTCATTTCACCCTTAAACTGACAAAACACGAGCGTCTTTTCATTGGGGTGTGAAGACAACATATCAAAGAGGGTCTCCATCTTTTTAGATCTACCCACCCACTGCTCAGGTTCGGTTTCGTTTTGCTTAGCCACACCATCGATGTACATCTGGGGCCAAATCATACATTGTCGGGCACGGAGAAGACACTCCAAAATCACCATATTTTTTGAACTCAAACTCTGTGCAGTCCTAAATGCTTCCCTGATGGTATCCTGAGCTTCGATAAAAGCACACTCATACAAGTGCTTCTCCTCGGGGTACATGTCGAGTTCGACATTCTCAAAGTGGCACGGGGGTAGGCGAAGGCGTTCGTTAATCTTTGAGAGATCATCCTTGGTTCGACGCAGAATATATATGTCTTTGATTTTACTGGTCATACCCTGTACCACAATCTTCGAAAGACCCAAGAAGGTAGCCAGAGAAACAAAGTCACGCATGGAATTAAACACAGGTGTACCGGTGACGATCCACTTGATGGAACTACTGAGTCGACATACATTTTTAAAAACTTGCGATTGTTTGTTACGAATTTCATGTGCCTCATCGAGTATGACACGATCCCAATGAATATGCTGAAGGACTGAATCGTCCTTACTCGAAAGGAGGGAATATGGTGCAATGGTGATATGGGCGTCATCCATAATTTGTCTTTTAGACCCATGGTACATATTAACCACGAGATGCGGGGCGAACCTTCCAATCTCTTCCGCCCATTGAGTGATAATGGATTTGGGTACGACGATGAGTGTACGAGGTTTAGGATTTCCAAGCATAGTGGAAATAATCTGTACAGTCTTACCCAGACCCATTTCGTCACATAGGAACCCACCTTTGGGTCCAGTTTCTTGATTTTCCATGGTAAGCATCCATAATACACCTTCTCGTTGGTATGGAATAAACAGACGCCCCTTGAGGGTGTTTGTGGCCAGATTGTATTGCGCTTCAATCGTCATCGTAGAAATCCTCTTCAGAAAGTGATTCGACTTGACAAGGTTCGGTTTTCTTTTTTGTTTTTGTTGTTTTGACTCTCGACTTAGGTTTTGGAAGTTCATCGAGATGTTCACGATAATACAATACTTTGTCCCAAAATTCTTTCATGACTGGTAAATATGTCTTGAACCATTCTCGATCTCTAGGTACATTGACCACATCGAACTCTTCAGGTCTGGGCCAGTTGGTTTCAGCTGGTTTATACTGGATAAAATCAGCCGATTCTAAATCTAAGATTTCCATGCATAGTTGGAGTTGTGGCATGTAGTGTTCTGGTACTTCACCCGGAATGATGGCACGCTGAGGTGGACATTTGATTTCGACCAACTTTCCAGATTCGGAAACACCATCGGGACTTCCACCCAACCATCGATATTCGGGATGTGGACACAAACCAATCTCGTGTACAACCTCTCCGTGACGCTCTTCATAAAGCATTCTAGCCTCATCCTCATATTTCTCACCATGTCTCGTGGCTGCATTTCCTGTGAATTTTTCACCGACACCACATTTTTTGAGGAGAAGCTTCTCAGGTGTTTCGTATTTATTTTTACCTATGGCTGTGGCTGCATCGGAAGCTGTCAACATATTACCACGAAGGGCGAGCCATTCATCGGATTTTTGTGCTGCATACTCTCGTTCGATGAGAGCCTTGACTTTGGGATGCATTCTACCTTATGAAAAATTATATTTTTTAAGTTCATCCAAAACTTGAAAATACATTTGGGCTGCATTTTGTTCAGCTTGTTTTTTACTTTTGGCTACACCTCTCGAACAAAATGTATTTTGTATGAAAATGTCGATATAGAAGAGACCATCCGTGTGAGCAGTCACTCTATATTCTGGAAGAGGCCATCCATTCACCTGACAATATCTCATGAGATGATCTTTATAATTATCATCAATCATGATTGAATTCAAATTGATAATTTGGGGATTATTGTAAATTCTGAGAATAAACTCTTTGGCGTGTATAAGACCTATATCCATATAAATGGCACCCACTAGAGCCTCAAACACATCTTCTAAAATTTTTGGATTTTTATTCCAATTATTCCGCATACCCTTTTCATCCATAATGACATACGCATGTAAGTGTAAAATGTTAGCAATCCTCGCTAATGTTTCACCACGAACGAGCTTTGTACGAGCTTTCGTGAGGAAACCTTCTTGCCTTTTTTCATAACGATCAAATAAGAATTTCGTTATAACAAAACCTAATACCGAATCACCTATAAATTCTAGTGTTTCAAACGACTCTGTAAATTGTGGATATTCCTTGAGAGCGGATTTATGTGTAAAAGCCTTTTGGTACAAATCAAGGTTTTTGATCTTTGTACCAATAAGTTGTTCAATACAAGTTTTGTCTACAAAATTCACCATGTATAGTATAGTATATTATTTTTTAAGCCTCCTTCTTGATGTAATGAGGGGAGAGGTATTTCTGGATATTAAGGTAAGTCACCTGCTCATCCACCGGGGGGTTAAGGAGTTCCTTTAGTGTATCGTCTAGGACAATCTGTCTTCCGTTATCGGGATGCTTAAGACCCTTGTCAAGGATATACTTATTAATATACTTCGTCACTTCAGATCGAGAAACGAGTTCACCCTCCTTAATACCCATAAACTCTCGCAATTTAGGAGTAATCTCCTGCTTACGGTTGAAACCGTTATTCACAGAACGAGCCTTTGCCTTCTCACCGTCGGGGTCGTCCTGCTTCGTCTTAATCTTACGAATAACCTTGGCGAGGTTCTTGATGTCAGTGCGGATGGCGGCAAGTTCAGACTCGATGTTTTCAAGAGACATTATATCTTTCTTGGTACCCTAGTCTTTAAGTCCATAAAAAGAAGTAAAGTCATAATCGTAAGTATAACCCAAATAAACACAGGTGCCGTCTTCTTATTCATTCGAATCTTTTTTGGTCTTGGGATGTACCTGAAAGGTGGTCTCGATCCGTCATCAGGACATCCACCCGCACAACAGTCTACTGGACATTTTAGAATTTTCGGACCCCGTCGAGTAGCGCAAAATTGTTTATCACTTCCTGTGTACGCATAGCACCGGCAATTCTCAATCACATTACAAACCATTTAATATATTATGATATATTAATGGATGATAACATTTATTCAAATGATATAATCAAAAGATTTTTGAATGAACATTTATTCTTCAAAGATGAAAAATTAAAAAAATATTTTGAAAGAAATCTTCAGAAAGATGTTGAAAAATTTCGTACCCGGTTACGAACCACCCATGGTGATAAAAAAATAGAAAAAATCGTGTATGTACTCGTCACCGATTCCATACGCGATATTATTCTCGACACCATAGGAGAACTCACACAATATTTACAAAATTCTGGAGATCTCATCATCAGTGGTGGTGAGGCATTCAATCTGTATGTGGATTTCAAAGATAGAGTTGTCACAAGTGATATCGATGCTAAATTTGTACCAAGATTTCAAATGAACCGTGANTATTTTGGAAAGCTACAGGCACTCAAGTTACTTTTATGGAANAAAATGGGTGAACTGGCCAAACGACTTAACCTTCGAATCAAGAAGCGCATCATGGACATGAAAAAGCGACACCCACGAATATTTAAATATCTGGGTGTTGGATTTGAAAATACCGGGCCATATGTCACCAGGAGGTATACACTCATTAAGAAGAGAAAAAAGGACGTGGATAATCAAAATCCAAGTCCTGAAAATATATTCATCGATGTTGAATTATTTGCTCTCGATTTAAATATTCGTTACTACTCCCCAAAAAGTGGAAAAATTGAAACTCATAATATGGGTGGTATATTGGACATACCATTCATGCGACCTCGCGAATTTGGATATGAAGTCATCTTGACCAAGAAGAGGGGTATGACCTATCGCGATGTGAGTACGGGTAAGTTGGTGAACGATAAAAGAATTCTCGTGGCGAGTAAAGAGTTTCTCATAGAAGACATATATCTCATGCAGAAGTTGAAACTTCGTCCCGAAAAAAGAGAAAAAGATCGGCAGAGACTTTTGAAACTCGCTCGACTTTTTGATAAAAAAATTCCACCACGAACATCCATAGATGAGATTTTCAAAAAAGTTACTCCAAAAATTTCAGGGAAAATCAGGGTAAAAAATGTTACCGGAAAAGTTTCTATGAATAACGCACGACAGATAGATCCATATAAGTATAAAAATTTCACGACGAAACCGTCAAAAGAAAGACTCTCGAAACAAATTGTATACGGACTTAAACCTACAGTTAAGGGTACCACCGTGAAAGGATATACAAACTCTAGTGGTGGACAGCGATTCGATGTGAATAAGCTTCAGTGGGTCGAGGTAAATAACACACATTATATCAAGAATGAATTTCCATTGCGTTTGAAAAATGAAAAACCATTGCCAAAAAATTTAAACATCACCAATACTCTCTATGGGTATAACCCCAGGAGAAATATACATGTACCAAAAAACATACTCAATAAGTCAGCTGCTATACCATTCGTTGGTTTAAAGAAATGAATTGACATATATACATACAATGATTTACAATTCTCCAATCAAAGGTGATGATGGGCTCTATTTTGTGAAGGCACTAGATGAATCGAAACGNAAAATTCTCGTGCAACTCAACAATGTGAAAATTAGCGAGGTCTCAGGAGAGGTGGTCATGGATATGAACTCCGATGTAAACACTGAAAAAATTAATGCAATCGATACACAAAACCTAGAGGCGGCTAACGAAAATTGTCAGTCTTGGTTTGGGAAAAAGTTGACTGATAGTGTCATCAGGAGTGCTTATTCGAATAGTATCAAAGACGATCAACTTACTGGTGATCGTCTAGATGTGACTAAGGTTTTCGACATGCAACAGGAGATGATCGATTTTGATCGTGTCGAAGTTGGTAAAACCTGTGATGTCATCTTAGAAATGAGTGGGTTATGGTTTGCCAAAAAAGCATTCGGTACTACTTGGAACATCGTTCAGCTCAGGGTGCACGATGATCCAATTTTAGATACTTACCCAGATGGATATGCCTTTGTCGACGAGGAATAAAAAAATATATTAACAGTATATAAAAGAAAATGAATGGTCGTAATCAGAACATGCTTTTGTTGGTTGCCGTCGCCGCCCTTATTTTTCTCCTCTGTACCATGAATAACAAGTCTTCGTATTCTATCGTTGAACGTGAGTACGCCCCATTTGCCACTGCCCCCAGTGCAGTCGGACCCGCTGCGATGGTACCCCCATCCCCCGATAACGGTATGAACAAGGGTATGGGTCTCGCGTCGTCTCTTCTTCCTCGTGAAGTTGCGTCCGCCGAGGACTTTGGACAGTTTGCCCCAGAGGATATTCTCGCGGGTCAGAATTTCCTCGAACCTCGTAAGCAAATTGGATTCCCAGAGACCATCGGTGGTGCCCTTCGCAACGCGAACCAGCAGATTCGTAAGGACCCCCCCAACCCTAAGGATGCCTTCGTGTGGAATAACTCCACTATCGTTCCCGATCTCATGCAGCGTGGACTCTGTGCTTAAAGATTTGAACACATATATAGTAAATAATGTCATCTGTAACTCCAGATCTTTCTGATAATGTATCCAAGCTAGTAGAACTCACCAAACAATTGGCAGAAGCGAGAGCCGACATTAAAATTCTCACCCAGGAAGAGAAGCGCCTTAAGAGTTTGGTGAAGAAACTGATGATTAATCAAGGTATCGATACCATCAACCTCAGAAAGGGTAAAATTAATATTCGTAAATCCACCAGGAGAGCTGGTATGAGTAAAAATGCTATCCATGAGGGTCTCATGAGTTATTTTAATGGTGATGAAGTCAAAGTGGAAGGGGCAATCAATGCTATTAAAGATGGACTTAAAACGACCGAATCTACCAGTCTCACATTAACTGGTATAAAAGATAAACCTGTAAAGGAAGTAGAAGAAGAAGAAGAATAAAATGGTTTGGAGTCAGTATGTATACGAAGCAACCACTGGTTATGATGTCAATGACAGTGGTGATGATGAAGAATCAACTGATATCATTCAACTGAATATCGAAGACTGGGAAATCGAATATTCAGAAGAATTACATATGATGTGGAATACCATCAGGACGCTACTTCATGATGCACATATAGAACACAAAGGGCAATTTGTAGATTTTGTAGCATTTTGTTTTAAGGAACACGATCCATACCATGAAAATATAACTACTCAATATGACCAACAACTCATGCATATATGGAAAAATATCAGGAGGATCATAAACAATAACCATCTACATGAAGTAATGATTCGTGGTGCTGGTTTTTTTCATTTCGTAGATTTTGTAAAAAATTATATGTGTATATATTAAATGCTCCCTGATATCACTTCTCAGAAAGTCGCCATCCCAGCCGCCCTTTTTCTTGCGCTCAGCCCAGGTGTGCTCGTCACCNNAGCAGGCAAAAATGTCAAGTTTACCAATGGCAAAACCAATCAGATGGCTATTTTTTTCCACGCTCTCGTGTTCTTCCTCGTGTACAGTCTCATCGCCAAAGGTATGGGTATCGTACTCACCAAGACGGACCTACTCGTGACCACCACTCTCTTCCTCGCCCTCTCCCCTGGTCTCATTCTTACCCTCCCCCCTGGTTCAGGGGGAGCCTTTATGTCGGGTCAGACCAGCATTCCTGCCGCTGTGACTCACGCCATTGTATTTGCAGTGGTATTCGCGCTCTTACGCCGCCAATTTCCTCAGTATTATTAAGTAAAAGGATGAAGTATCTCGTACTCGGACCCGCATGTATGGGTATTTTCTCATTAATAGGGTGTCTAAAAGCTCATGAATCATCTCTAGTGGATGTTAAAGAAATTTCCGGTTCATCGGCTGGTGCTATATTAGCGTTATTTATAGCCGTTGGAATGTCTATAGATGAAATAATGGAAGTATCATTATCATTGGATATCCCCAATTTTGTTAAAATACGTCTGGGATCATTTTTTAACAAATTTGGTCTCGTAGATATGGACCCCATTCGTAAAAAAATTGTGTCCATATGCGGTCGAGATCCAACATTTGAGGAACTTGATACCAAGATTTATGTATCAGCTTTTTGTTTAAACACATCAAAAACTGTTTATTTCTCCCGTGATTCACACCCAGACATGAAGGTCATAGATGCTGTATGTATGAGTATGGCTGTACCATTTATTTTTGAATGTGGTTCGTATAATGGGAATATGTATATCGATGGTGGTACGAAAGAAGAATATCCAATTACTCCATTTCTTGATAAGAAACCACATGAAGTTACTTGTATAAAAATTAAAATGGATATCGTGTACACAGACACTATAAACAACCCTAAAGACTTTGTGAATGTTTTAGTCAGATCCGCACTATCAAATAGAGAATATATAGATTTACCAATTGAAATTATAGAAATTAATGTAGGAAATTTGGATATATTCAATTTTAATATGAATTACGAAGAAAAGATACGCCTCTACAATATGGGGTATCTCACATAAACTTTTTTTTATCAGTTTAATATAAATGTTAAAAGCATGTGATCCAGACGCGAGTCTCGACAATCTGCGTAAAGCAGTCGAGATGAATACTGGTCAAAAAATTACACTGACAAAAAAACAGATATGTCAGGTGTATGAAAATATACACTCAGGGAAGTTACCATTACCACCTTTGATTTTGAATTCAGATAGAACATATCTCATAGACAAAAGGTCACCACTCACAGTGTCTGATTATGAAAAATTTTTCGATACGAAATCTAATAAGAGTACGATTAAGAAGATTGCACACAAATTAAAAATTGGTCAACTCGAGAAGTTGACTAAAAATGAAATGATCGAGGCCATTGGGAACAAACTTATGTTTTTGAATATACTCGAACCGGTTAAAATTGGTAGGGTATACAAAAAGACCACTACCACCACCAACAACAATCGTGGGGCTACCAACAACACCACATTGGGTACCACCACCAACAACAATATCAATCGTGGGGCTGCCAACAACACCACATTGGGTACCAACA